TTTATAATGATCAACGTTCCCCAAGTGAGTTTCAGGTAACACCTGAGATTCACGACAGTATGTTTGAAACTACAACATCCCGAACTACCACGATACCTCCTGAATTAGTCCCCATACAAATGGAGACTCTTGATGGAGGTCCGATTACCCCGCGATATACTACTGCTTGGATCTCCAAGCCTGGATATTCCAGTCTTGTTGAACTTCGCAGTCAGAATATCAACGGCAGCAGGAAGATTTGGAAATCTTTCGAGCATTACAAACGCTCGTCTGACTCTTCTTCTTCTGATTCGGCCTTGTGTACGGCTCCACCGCTATATAGTAATTATATGGCAATGGAAACCTATCCACCAGGTCCGTGGTTCCTGTATGACGGTAGTTTCGGAGCACCAGCAGTCTGTTTAGATGGACTGCCTGCGTTATATAATCCTGGTCCTGGAGGGAGCCTCGTGCTTCCTCCAGAGGGTATTAGTGAGTTAATAGCAGCCTCCTTGCGGAGTATGCTACCTCTCATTCGTCCCCAATTGTCTGGAATCAATTCAACTATTGAGTTGAAGGATTTCAAGACACTACCAAGAACAATGCATGCCTTAGAGAGATTACCTGAAGTAATCCTTCGAAAACGAAGGGTCTTCAAGAATATCTGGCATATGCTCCAAGTGGCAGCTGATGTTTATCTTCAAACGAAGTTTAACCTCAGTCCACTTCTATCTGACGTGAATGGTATATACCGTTCACTCGCGCAGACTGAACGCCGTATAAACGGCTTCATATCGCGTTCGGCGCAACTACAGACTTCCCACTATGGGAAGACTTTAGACAATCCATCGCTAAATAGTTCATCAACTTCTTCGCAAAAGTCGATTAACCCCTACTTTTATCAAGGTGGGGGCAATCTTAACTTTTATACGAAGAGTTTCTGTACTCGTATAGCTAATGGATCTGCGAAATTCCATGCCCAAATCCAGTATAATTATTATTATACTAGATACCAGCTCGAGCATGCTCGAGTTTTAGCGCTTCTTGACTCTTTCGGGGTTAATCTTAACCCCGCCATTGTCTGGAATGCTATTCCCTGGTCCTTTGTTGTTGACTGGCTCGTCGACGTAAGTCGATGGCTAGGCGACCAAAGGCTTGGTAACATGGATCCGAAGATAAACATAATGCAATACTTATGGTCGGTTCGCTATGACAGGAGAGTATATGTGACTAGCAAGTTAGTTAGTCCACTGTACTATCCTGGCACGGGTATTCCCGACGCGACCGAACAGAGTATCACGCACCCGGTGGTCATCGAGACGGCTTATCGCCGTACCGCTGGCCTACCTTCTGCGAGCTTGTTAACTACAAGCGGGCTGAACCCGCAAGAGTTCAGTCTTGGCGTCGCCTTAGCGATATCGCGTAGGCGTCACAAAGGGAAGCACTAAATTTTAGTGCTTCGTTCCTTAAACATCAACATAAGCATGCTAAGTAATACACTTAACACGAATGAGATAAAGAATGCGG